TCGTCTTTGTAGTGTTCTAGCAGATATTCCAACAACAGCACCTATTTCTTCTTGTGTGCAACCTATCTGACTAAGTTTTGCAATAACATCTTCATCTAGGTCTTTCTTGGGTCGTCCTATAGATTGTGTCTTAATTGTGTCATTTGTCTTATTTATGTCGTTTTTCATTTCCATATTATTTTAGTAATTTTGTGAGTAATGTCCATAGTTTAGGGTTCTGTCTAAAGACTTTCTCATAGCCATCTCCAATAGCCTGTGCAATAGGTTCTTCTCCTCGTTTATTAACATTTATATCAGCTAGATTAATTATAATATGAAATAACTCGTGCATTATTGTATTGAATAGCTTTAATCCTTTTACTCTCTTATCAATCACAAGTAAGTTTTTATTGGGTTCATAATAAGCATACATCTGTTCTAGGATTTCAAATCTAACTTTAATCTTTTTTTTCCCATATGAAATATGTTCTAATTGTGGCATTAATGTTTAACATTGTCGTCAGATTGTATTACTGCTCGTAAGTATTCAATTTGTAATTTAAGTTGCTTATTTTCTATACTTAAAGCAATTATACGTTTTCTGCAATATTTAAAAATTTGAAGTATTGCTCTCATTAATAGTCTTTCAAAGGTTCATCTTTAAATTTATGTTTCAAATACTTCTTATTGTCTTTTCGGAGTATAACGTAATGACCCTCATCTCCTATTTTTTCATAATCTTCCTTGCTAGACTTTTTAACAACAGTATTTAGTATTTGTTTATTAGTTACTTGTTTATTAGTATGAGGCGATAGGTGGTCGTGAGGTGGTTGCGTTTCATCTAGGTACTGAAATTTGTCGTAGTTTATAACACTTATTATCGTTATTTTTCGGCTAGGGTGGTTGTTGGTGGGCTGTAGGTGGTGCAAACGAGTGGTAATCATACCTCGTCTTTTCAACCTTAAGATTAAAGTTCTCATTTCAGAATAGCTTATTCCCCAAATCGTTGAGTTCTTTCTCAATGGAAATATTAACTCTGCTCTTTTAACAAATATTGGATTATCTAAAAATCTTAGAGTCTTATCCTGATGACTAGCAGAACTAATCATATAAAGCCAAATACTAGATTGAATTAAATTCTTAAAGACTTTGTGTTTCCATACATCTCGATAAACTATGAAATATCCTGATTTTCTACTTTGCATTCTTACTCTCTTTCTCTATCATCTCGATTAATTGTTTTTTTGTATATCTGTTTAACATAGTCTTAATTATGTTTTTGGTCTTTTTTTGTTTCTCGTATTCTCTTGCTCTATTGTTAGATATTACTTCAAAGTGTTCATCTCTCATTTCGGCCATTATATCTCTCCCTTATGTTTGTTGTAAAAATTAAATAAGTCGTTTGCTTGTTCCATTTCTGCTACTCTTTTTTTTACTTCCTGTAATATGTTAGTTTCTTTTCCATACATATCTTCAAACTGTTGCTTACAGTTATGAATACTAAATTGTCCTTGATGATGGTCATAGCAAAGTGGAATGGTATCGTAGTGGCTTGATCTTCTGCCTATTCCTAGCCCAATGGGACGTATGTGATGCACATTAGCTGGTCTTTGACATACCCAACACCCTAAACTGGCAACCTTGCTCATATGCTCTCTCTCGGCTTTTGTAGGTGGTTTTTTCATATTAGCAATCCTTGTGTTTGAATATCAGTATCAGTTAAATAATTCTTATTATTAAATTTAGGATATTTTGATATTGGGTATTTTAATTTATTGATAAGTGTTTTTTTATCTTTTTTATTACCAATAAAATAAATGTATCTATGTTTTCTAGGTCTATCTATTACTTCAAATTTATCAGGATTATTTTTTCTTTCTTCCAAAGTGTATTGTTCGCAAATTGTTTTACTATGCTTATTAGTATTTTTCATTCTCCATTCAGTTCTTTTATCTGATAAGCCAGTATATATAAAATTAGTAGCCTGATAGATATACCCTGTATGATTTTGGCTAGTATCAGCATAAGAAACAATAATACTTGGTTTAGGTAGTTGTTTAAAAGAATTAGATACTAAAAAAGATGCTTCATTTTTAATATTGTTTTTTAATACTAACCTATTTAACTCTAAAACTATTTTTTTATAATCATCTCCAGCAATTCCTCTACATAATGATGAAGAAGCTGGAGAACCATAAGTAACTACTCCAACAAGTTCATTTTCTAGATAAAGACCAAATGAATAAGATATACTTGGCATACGTTTTGCATAATGAATATCTAAAATAAAAGGTTTAGTTTCATTATAGGAAATGCGTAAAACCTGATAATTATTCATTTAGATTTCCACACAATAGCTTGTTTTCCATATTTAGTTTCTCGTCTTAAACCAGAGTCCTCTACTAAATTTAAAATTTGTAATTCTCTAATCCTACCACAAACAGAACTCAAAGGCATTTCTAATTCATCTGCTATTTCATAATTAGTAGATGATTGTAGTTTTACAAAATCATAAACCTGTTCTCTTTTAGTTTTTATTTTAGGTTTTATTGTGGCAAGTGCTTGTTGGCTTGTGTCAGTATAATTACAAGACTCGTAGTCAGTATCAAATATATCTAGTTGCTTCATGAATTAGCTTTCAATAATTTAATAGTGTCCTCGATCTTCTTTTTATCTTCCTGATTTTTTATAATTAATTCTTTAAGTTTTTTTACATCTCCTGATTTAATTATATAATCAAAATCATCTTCTATTTCATGTAATACAATTTCAGTAGCCATTTCAGAAACTACCTTTTTTGGAATATCTTTCTGATCTCTATGAATCATATCATCAGTATAATATTTTGAATTTTGAAATTGTATTTTAAGATTAACTTTTTTAAGAAGATAATTTACTTCTCTTAAAGTTCCAACCCAACTATTTTTTTCTGTAATTACTTCGTGTCCTACATTTATTTTTTTCATATGTTTCTCTCTGTTATGACCAGTCCCCAAGTAGAGAGATGACTTGAGAACTGATCGTGTTAGTATTAAGATATGAAAATATAAATACTTGTTTCTTGCGAAACATAAACTCTCTAACATATTTTTTATTTATAATCATATCTTTAATTGATTCGTTTTTTATATCTGATTTGAAAATAAAACAAGAAATAAAACTTGTAAGGGTTAAATTAGTTAAAAAAGCTAGGTTTTATGCGATAAATAAAGCTATTGCAATACAACTTGTTTTATAGTTAAATACTTAAATATGTTAATTAAAAAAAACAATAACAAAGGAGAGAGCATAATGAATAGATATAGATTAAATACTAAAAATTTTAGTAAAGCTAAAAGAGGTATAAGAGGTGGAGAATATTATTTAGAAAAACCATGTTTAGGTTGTAATCCAAATAGTAACGCAATTCATAAGCAAGAAATTAAAAGTTATTATGGAGTACCTAAAGAGTTATTAAATAAATATAAAAAATATTTACCTAACTTAACTGATACACAAATAGAAGTTGGAATTACTGTAGAAAATAGAGAATCAGTAGATATTATTTTTTGGGAGTGTAGAAACTGTAGTACAAAATCTCCAATGAAATATTCTAATTGGAATAAAAAAGGTATAACAGGAAATCATTTTAAATTATTTGAGTTAATAGAAGATTTAGATGATGTATCAGGTATAGAGTTTGATAGAGAATGGCATTTAGAAGCCTTTGAAAAAAGAAACTTTATTAATATAGAGGAGGCAGCATAATGGAACATTTATATTTAGCTTTAGTATTATCAATAGTAATAACTTTAATATGGGGAGAAAAGTAATGAGAGAAGAAATAAAAGTTATAAAAGAAAATCTTAATTTTAATCAGTTGCCAAAAGATATTCAAAAAGGTTGGATAGATTCTATGGCAGATGATTTAATTCAATCATTTGATGATGGTGTTCATAATAAAAAATCTGCAACAGCAGACGCAAAACAATATTATTATGATTGGAATAAAGACGTGAAATGGGTTTTATATAAATCTTCATTTCATGGTTTTAGAGCAGAAAGACAAGAAGATTTTAATAGAGAGGAGTATTAATGAGAATACCAACTAACTCAAATTTTAGTAAAGAGATTGCTAAAAAGTTTAAACAAATTTTCCACCGAGATATGACTCTTGGTGGATTACAAGATTTACAGGAACAGTTAGATTTAATTAACCCTGTAGATACTCATTTGTTAAATCAAGTGAGTCAATTAAAGGAAAAAGCAAATGGACAAGAAACTTCCAAAGTTGCAAATGCAGTACGACAAGTTCATAATGAAAGAAAAGGATTTGTTGCAAAAACTGTTAGCACTAAAGGAAAAGAAAAAAGTTACAGCTTGGAAACTACATCAAATTAAATACCACCAAGCAACTTTATAGAGAGGAAAAAAATATATTGATATGAAAAACATACTTTTAATTGCCATCTTTGTCTGCTTATTACAAGCCTGTAGCTATCGCCCAATTATTGATACTGCTGGAAGATCATCAGCTTCATTTAATGAAAGCCAATCTAAAGAAATAACTAATGATATAATGATTTGTAAAAATTTAGCTAAACAGCATACTAATACTTTAGTCGAGTCTTATAAAGTAGTTCATAATTTGTATTTAAGACCAAGCACTTTATGGCTTATGCCTAAAGCTGAATATACAAATAAAAAATTAGTTAAAAATTGTCTTTTGGGGAGAGGTCATAATGTTATTAACTAAAAAACACCAATACAAATATTTAATGGAAAAGCTAAAGTTTAAATACCTAGACCTTAAATACAGAGAAGAAATTTCTACTAATACTGACTCTGATCTTATTAAACATGAATTAGATTTCTATAATGAATACTATTACAGATTAGATTTCTATTCTGATTGGCTAGAACGAATTAATAACAAATATAACTATATGGGAGAGAAAAATGCAGCTTAATGTTAAAGAAGCAAGTATTGTTGAATTATATGCTTACAAAATTATTCTATTAAAACAAATTAATGAAAACAATAGATTAATAAAAGAAATTGATAAAAAAATAATCAAGGAGAAAGAAAATGCACAAACCAAGAACTAATACGACTATCGAAGAAATCAATAAATCACTTATTGAGTTAATGGCTCAATGGAGAATAAGTGAAAAAGATGATGAGTTAATCTTTACTAAGATTGTAGGATTACAATTAAAGAAGATTAGGCTTATGAGAGGTTACACGCAGACTAGAGTGGCCAAAGCAATTAATATTACATTCCAACAGATTCAAAAATATGAACGTGGAACTAATGAATGTAAGGCAATTAACCTTAAAAAATTATCGGAATATTTTGATGTTTCATTTGACTATTTCATAAAACCGATATTAGATGCTAATTTAACATTTATAACAAAAAGGAGAGATGGAAATAATGTATATCCGTTTAAACAAGACTACGTGGCAAGATAAAAGAATCAAAGCCATGAATAAAATTATAAGCAATTATAATTTAAGCACAGAAACATTTATTGAAGAATATAACAGAGTATGTGTTTCTAAAGCAGAAAACAAAAAACAATATAAGGGAGAGAAAAATGACAATCGTTAATACAGAGCATGGACACACAGTTGAGTTCAATCAAGAAAAGCACGTCTATATTCATAACAACGAATATGTAGTTGGGACAAGTACAATACTTGGTAAGTTAGCTAGTCCAATGTTAGAGAATTGGAAAATAAGCAATCAAGTAAATGCTTTAAAAGATGAGATGGAACGTCAAGGTATTCCATTAGATAAAATAGACTCCATAGTTATTAATGCTAAAGCTAACGCAAGAAAGCAAGGTGATGGCATATTATCTATTGGTTCAATGGTTCATAAATTTTGTGAGTTATGGGTTAAGGGACAACCCTTTACTGAACCAAGCGACCCTGTAGTTAAAGGTTGCTTTGATAAATTCAAAAGATTTTGGACTAAACATAAATTGAAACTTATAGAGTCTGAAAAAATTTTATACTCTGAACGTGGGTTTTGTGGAACTGTTGATCTGATTGCAGAAGATTCACAAAAAAACTTATGGCTCATAGATATAAAAACTTCAAAAGGAATATTTGTAAATATGGTGCATCAACTTCATGCTTACAAACTTGCTTATGAAGAACAAACAGGCAAGAAAATACATAAGATGTATGTTGTTAGGCTTCCTAAAGATAAAGCAGACTTTGAAGCTAGACAAATCTTGTATAAAAAAGAACACATTAAAGCATTTCTTGGATTACTACATTGTCATAAATCCGAGTTACTATTTAATGAATCAGTAAGACAATACAATAAACTAAAAAAAGGAAAAAAAAATGTATCAAAATAATAAATCAACCTACTCAATGCCATTTTGTGGATTAACTTTAAAGTTATATGAAACAGGCAAAAAAGCACCTAGCTATGAATATAGTGCTTCATCAACTAAAGCTAAGTTTATGTGTAGTTTAACTAAAAAATTATATGGAATTAGCCAAGTGATGGAATGGTATAACACACCAGAAGTTCAGGCTTATGCTAAAGCTGGTTATAATCTTAAATGGGGTTCTAAAATTCAACAAGCTAAAGAAACTAAATATGGTGCTGACACCGAGCAAGTAGTAACTCTTTATATGGTTAAGCCTTATCAGGGTGGACAGAATATTGATGGTATGAAACCTATTGGTCAATCTATGCCACCACAAGCAACTCAATTTGCACCAGACAATGCTCAACCAGTTAGTATGTCTGATTTAACTGATGATGAAATACCATTTTAATTATGACAGATACAGAAATACAAATCAAAGCACTTGTAAGTGAAATTCATAATCTAAAAAAGGATTTTGCTTTTAAACTAGAAGAAATCCAAGCTTTATACATGGAAAATAAAAAGCATAGGGAGATGTCTGAAAAGTTAGAGTTAGAAAACAAACATCTTAAACAACAGATAAAGCAGTTGGAAGAAGAAGCTGAATCAATGTTAAACCACCCATGATTATATTTGGAAAACCAATACATAGAAAATACAATAGACTTGTAGTAAAAATTGTATCAATAATATTTATTATAGTTATATCAATAGGGTTAATGTCTTGTGATAAATTAGAATTTGACCCTACTACAACTACAATAAAATATATGTTAAAGGAGAAAAAGAATGAGCAATCTATTAAGTAATAAGTCATATGAAGAATTAGAGTTAGCTTCTCAAGAGTGGTCAAATGCTCATAAAAGAGCAATCGTTCTTGATGAGGGTCGTAAAGCAACTTATTCTAAATGTTTCTTAAAACATAAGTTAGATTCTAAAACTGTTATTGAAGCTGAACATAAGGCCAGAACAGATGAAGAATATAAAGCGATTGTAGAACAATATGCAATAGCTGAAGAACAACTTATTAAAGCTAGGTATCATTATAACAACCTTGATAAATATGTAAGTTTAAAACAATCAGAGTTAAAAAGAGATTTAGCTTTGAATAGTAAAGTTTAATGAATTTCACTAACGAGAATTGTGATTTAGTTCCCTTTGTTAATCAGTTAGTGAATAGAGTTATTAGCGAGAGTTAATAATTTGGTCTAAGGGTGGTTTGCTCTCTCTCTCCACCCTAGATTTAATTTCTAGTTATTTCAAAATATTTAAGGTCAGTATCTTTTTTAATACTTGTATAAGAATATTCATAATTAATTAAATCTACATCTTCTCTTTTTTTGATTTCTTCAATCATGTTATTAACTTTTGTAAAGTGTGGAAAAGTATCTATAAATTTGAAATGAATATAACTGCCTAGTGGATTGTTTGAGGTTTCTAATTGTATTTCTAAATCAGTAATTACAGCATCAACTTTTATTTTGTCCATCAGGACATATTACTTCTTTTTGTTCCTGTTTAAAACCTTATCTGTCATTTTAGTTGAGAATGTTGCAGTAAATACAATAATAACTAAATACCAAACACTATCAGGTAAATCATTTATAATTCTTACCCATTCTTCAAAGTTATCTCTAGTGCTTTCAAACCACCCTGTACTTAACATTGATATAAGCCAAATCATTAATATTTCATCTTTCCAACTTTTATCTTGGCTTTTGATTCTAACTATATCTGTATCTTTAGCGGCTTCTATTTCTGCGGCTCTTATTGTTTTAACTTTTTCAGCTTTGTGTTTGAAATGGTCAGTTACTTTACCAACTGCTAATTTTGTAAGTGGGTTATTTAATAAACTAAATATCATAAGTAAGTATTACCTGTAAAAAATAATAATGTTATCCAATATAACACAAGAGCAGAATAAATTAAATGAGTAAAGTTCATTCAGGCTTAATATTCCTTATTTTTTATTTTGCAATAATTGAATTTGAAGATCGCAATAATGTTTAATTTTTTCTAAATCTTCGACTCCATTTTTCTTATCAAATCTGCAAATATACTTAATCACACAACCTTGAATAAAAGATAGGTTATTTTTTGAAATAAACTCGATTGGGGCTATGGCAAATGATTTATAGTGCTTACCACCTATTTGCTTATCAGTAGCCTTTAAATTGGCTCTATGAGGCTTTAAACTAGACAATTTTACCTATCCAATCCCCTTTTTTATCTAAAACCATAGGAAGTAGTCTTGGAACTCCATCTAGGATAATTCCACAACCAAGTATAAATCTAGTTCTAAAATTTTTAGCATATTCAAATGCCATTGATTTTTGATCTGTTAAACAACCTACGTTCATTCCAAAGAATAGGTTATCTGGGTTAGCCCACCAAGAGATTACAAACTTTGTATGATAGTGTCCTTGAACAGCACTCATTCCCATAGCTTGGCTTGTTTTTAAAATATCAGCACTCATACCATGAGTAAAAAAACATCTCTGGCCATTAGACATAGTTAAGGTTAAATTATCTACCCACTTCCACTTTTTAGTTCCTAAAAAATCTCCATAAGATTTAATAAATTGTTTGCTCATTCCAAACTTTAATGCTCGTCTAAATACTAAACTAGAATGGTTACTATCTACTTCTGTAACATCTGGAAATATACCCTCTAATTCTTTAATATATTTTCTTGTTAAATTAAGTTCATCTCCAGCATTAGGTAAATCTGGGTTAGAGTCGTGCATAGATATATTGTGAAAATCAATTGAGTCACCGATATTAACAATTCTATCTGGCTTAAATTCTTTTTTGATTTCTTTTAAAAATTTGATTGCGTCTTTGTGATGATATGGAATGTGCATATCAGATATAATTAATATTCTCTTATGACTCATGCAATTAATACTTGTA